GCCGGGATTGGCGTCCATCGTCGCCGGCGATTTCTCCGTCGTCGAGTCGGCGAGCGGCGCGTTCGGATCCGAGACGATAAATCCCATCTTGGCCGCGGAGACTCTCGCGGCGACGGCCTCGCTCTCCTCGTATCGATCGAGCATATGCGCCGCGATCATGATCGCGTGGAACGTCGTCACACCGCGCGTCTGATTGACGCGATCGGGCGAGTAGAGATGGAGCATCTCGTCCGCGGGGACAAAGTATCGCTCGCGCGTGAGGGCGACAGAGGAGCCGGAGATCCGCGCGGAGCGGAGAACATGATAGCCGACGGGCCGGCCAGCACCATCGATCTCGATCCCCATTCGGATCTCGTTTACACCGGGGCGAGCGGATTGATTATATCGCTCATCGATGAGATCCGCGTCGATCGTCTGGAACGCGACGCCGAATCGATTTCCAGCGTAGCCTCTCCACACGCGGACGAAAGCCTCGCCGTCGACCGCTTGAGTCTTGACGAGGAGGTTCTCGAGCTGTCGGAGCGTTAGCCGGCCGTCGACCGTGACGGGCTCGCTCGCCCACTCGTTCCAAGCGGCCTCGATCGCGTCGTTCGTCTTGCGATCGAGGTCTCGCCCGTTCCGGATCTTCGCTTGGAGCTGGATCCCGGTCGGGCCGACGATGTTATTGACGAGGAGCCGGCAGAAACGGCGAGCATAAGAGTTATTCCGGGAGAGCTGGCGCGCTCGAGCCCGGAGCATCCTGAGCTCGCCTTGGATTTCGTCGTCGGCCGGCCGCGCGGCCGCGATCCAATCGAGGAGGAGACGGTTGATCCCCGCGGCGTCGAACGCCGTCCTCGAGGAGCTCCCTCGGAGCTCGCGGATCATGGATCTCGTCGCGCGGACTAGCCTCTCTCTGATAGGTCGCCTCATTGGTCGATCCCCGTTCCGGAAAAGCGGACGAGGATCGTCCGTCCGACGTCGTCCGGATTCTCAAGCCGCGCGAGTCTCGACTCGAACATGGTGAGGAGTTCCGCGGCCTCTTTGATCGGGATCTTGGCTACTTGCCGGCCGGCGATTGCATAGGACTGCATCCCGGCCTCGAGCCGTCCCTCGAGATGAGCTCGCAAGACGACGACGGCGCGCTCGATCCAAGATTGCTCGTCGCCGGCGGCCGCTTTCGCGAGATCGCGCTCGATCTTGACTCGCCCGGATCCGGCGTCCTCGACGACGTCGACGAGCTCGACGCGCTCGATCCAAGAGTAGAGGCCGGGCCCGAGGGCCGCGGTCTTGGTCGCGGGGATCGTGACGACAAAGCTATCGCCGTCGGCGACGGCCTCGACGGAGGTCACGGCGACGCCGGCGAGATGGAGAGTCAACGTCCATCCGTCGCCGGCGGGATAGTCGGAGAGGGTCCTCGTATACTCGACCGTCGTTCCAGCTCGGAAGCTCTCCGGGATTTCTGTCAGTTCGTTCGGCATGGGCGAGACGATAGTCGGAGAGCGCTCTCGGGTGCAAGTGGAATAATATTCCAGTCGACACGGCGCTCGAGCGCGAGCTAGTGTCTCGCCGTCAACGTCAACGGGAGGAGCTCAACACGATCAGGAGACGAGGATGAGATGAGAAAGTCGATCGAGATCCCCGCGCGGCTCTATCGTGATTTCCCGATCGAGCTAGGGGAGAGGCAGGAATCCGGGGAGGGAGGAGAGCGCTATCCGATCTCGTTCTCGAGCGAGGTCCCGGTCCGGCGTTGGTCTTGGGAGATCGGGGACTATTTCGAGGTCCTCTCCCATGATCCCGCGGACGTGGATCTCTCTCGCGCGGAGAACGGGCTCCCGGCGCTCAAGTCTCACAGCCGGAGCGATCAGATCGGATCGGTGACGGGGATCGTGATCGACGCGAAAGCCGCAAGGTCGCGCGGCTCGCTCGGTTTCTCATCGATCGCCGTCGGCGTCGAGCAGAAAACGCTCGTCGACGAGGGGCATCTCTCGACGGTCTCGGTTGGATACGAGGTCCGCGGGATGGATCTCATCTCGACGGACGAGAACGGGCTCGGGACGTATCGGTGTAAGTGGACTCCGTTCGAGGTTTCGACGGAGCCGGTCCCGGCCGATTTCCAAGTTGGATTCGGCCGATCGGATCGGGAGTCAAGCGGGGAGCTGAGATCGGTCGAGATCGACGTCGTCGAGCCGGCCGGAGGAGGAGAGGCAGACATGGCAGGCACGGAGGAGACGAGGACGGTCGAGACTCCCTCGCCGCCCAAGGTTGAGGCTCAAGAGGAGCCGAGGCTCGAGAAGAGGAATCTCTCGCGGGAGGCCGCGGAGATCTCCGAGATGGCCGCGAGCTACGGCGTCGCCGAGCGCGCGGCCGAGTGGATCCGCGCGGAGCTGACGCCGGATCAGGTCGGCCGGAAGATCCTCGAGATCAAGAGGACGGAGGGCGAGCCGGCGCCGGGGTCGGAGGTTCTCGACGCGATGCCGACTCGAGACAAGGCTCGATACTCGGTCCGGCGCGCGATGGCGATCGCCGCCAACGCCGAGAAGTTCGACGGCATCGAGGCCGAGATGGACACGGAGCTCCGAGCTCACAGGTCCGGCGGGGATCACGGCGGGATCCTGATTCCGTGGCGACTCCGCGGCAACGACGAGCTCACAGGCTACGCCAAGAGGACGCTCGGGACGGGCGAGGCAACCGGCGGCGCGACGCTGGTCGGAGAGGTGATCATGCCCGATATGATCGATCTTCTCCGCAACAAGGCTCTCTGTCTCGTAGCCGGCGCGAGGCTCTATCCGGGTCTCTCCGGCGTCGTGCAGTTCAACCGCAAGACGTCCGCTCCGACGGTCAACTGGATCGAGGAGAATCCGGCCTCGGACGCGGCGAGCTCCGAGGGCGCCTACGGCTACGTCACGCTCGCGCCAAAGACGCTGATCGGGACGGTGCAGGTCCCGCGTCAGCTCTTGACGATGGCGACGATCGACGTCGAGGCCGACATCCGGACCGATCTCGCGATCGGTCACGCGCTCGCGCTCGATCTCGCGGCGCTACACGGGACCGGGACGGCCAACGAGCCCGAGGGGATCTACTCCGCGGCCGGCGTTCTGAGCAAGGCGTTCGCCGCGGTCCCGGATCTCGCCAAGGTCTCGGCTATGGTCGGCAAGATCGCCGATGCAAACGCGGACGTCGGATCGCTGTCGTGGATGACGACGCCGCTCATGGCCGAGCTACTCACGCGGACCGTCAAGGAGAGCGGCTATCCGGTCTATCTCTGGAACGGGCCGCTCACAGACGGGACGATGCTCGGGTATCCGGCGCGCGCGACGAATCAGATCAGCAAGACGCTCGGGACCGGCGCGGATCACGGGATCATCTTCGGCAACTGGACCGATCTCCTCATGGGTCTGTGGGGCAACGATCTCGAGATCGTCGTCGACACGGTCACGCGAGCGAAAAAGGGTCAAGTCGTCGTCACGTCCTACTCGATGGGAGACACGGCTCTCCGTCATGGCGCGTCGTTCTGCAAGGCGACGACGGCCGTGATCGCCTAGTCGCCGCGAGGCGAGCTCAAAGGCGAGAGGAGAGGTCGAGATGGACGGAAAGGAACGGCTCGCGATCAAGATCACGCGCTCGCATTGTCTCGGACACGGTCGGGACGTCGAGGAGGGAGTGATCTTCAGAGCGCCGGGTGATCTCACGATCGCGGAGGCCAAGGTCAAGATCGCGACGGGTTACGCCGTCGAGGTCCCCGGCGACGCGGCGCCAGAGATCCGAGAGGTCCGGGAGCCGGTTTCGGCTCCCGACGCCGCTCTCGAGGTTCGAGATCCGGGGATCGAGACGCGCGATCCGGAGGTCAAGCCGGCGACGAGAAAGCCGGCAAAGGGAAAGGCTCCGGCGAAGCGCAAGCCGAGCTCGAGCTCTAAGGGCTCGCGCTCGCGCCGGGGCCGCAAAGGGAGCTCGAGCTAGATCGGGCTCTCGAGGAGGGACTACATTGTCGAGCATACTCAAGGCGCTCGGGACGGGTGAGGTTCTCCGGGGGATCCTCGCGGGGACCTACACAGAGACGGAGACCGGGACGGGCGTCGACGTCTCCGGTTGGGACGGGGTCGCGATCGCGATCCTCGACTCGTCGGCGATGAGCGCCGACGATACTCTCGACGTCAAGCTCCAGACGTGCGCGACGGTCGATGGGACCTACGCGGATATCACCGGCGCGACGTTTACTCAGGTCGACGACACGGCCGGCGGGTCGACTCAGGTGATCGCGTTCGACGTGTCGGCGGCCGAGGCGTTCGTTCTCGCAGTCGGGACGATCGCAGGGACGACGACGTCGGGCGATTTCTGCGTGACGTTCTTCGGGATCCCCAAGGTCGCCTAACATGAGCGGGATTCTAGGCGAGACAGATATCGCGGCGATGATAGCCGATCTCGCTGACGCGGACGGCGCGGTCGAGGTTGTGCTCGGCTCGTCCTCGACGACGGGCCTATTCGATCGGGTCGCTTTGCAGATTTTCGATGGAGAGATGCCGACGACGATCGCCGACGGGGAGGCCGTCCATATCAAGGCCGGCTCCCTCGCGGGTCTCGCTCCGGGGAGTGAGATCTCGGTCGCCGGCGTCGACTACAAGGTTCGCGCGGTGCTCCCCTATGGAGACGGCGCGATGGAGAGGATAAGCCTCACGGCGCTATGAGCACAGTCAGAGAGAGAATCGTCCAAGCCGCGTTCGTCGCGATCACGACGGACGTCCCCGGTGGAGTTCCGGAGCCCGTCCGGACTCGTCTCGTATCGCCGAGCGCCGAACAGCTCCCGGCTCTGACGGTGTATCAGGGACGAGAGATCGTCAATCCGACTCGCGACGAAAAAGAGGGACGTTCGAGCCGGTCGAAGATCGTCCGTCGGGCTCTGGATCTCCACGTCGAGGCAGTCGTCGCGGCGACGGGGGACGGAGCGGACGAGCTCGTTGATCCTCTCCTCGCGTGGGCTACGAAATCGCTCGTCGGAGCTGGAACGATGGAGGGGCTCTCAGACGATCCCGCGGACGAGTCGGGGACCGTGTTCGAGTATGAGCAAGCGGATTTCGCCTACGTCCGCGCGCGAATGACGCTCCGTTATCATTATCAATCGCTCAGGGACGACGCCGAGATGATCGACGAGTCGGACGTCTAAGGGAGGAGATCATGGGGGAGACAGTCAACGGCCAGAGGCTACTCCTCGGCCGAGGCAAGATCTACTTTGATCGGCTCGACTCGAGCGGGGATCCAACCGGGGAGCTATTCCTCGGCAACTGTCCCTCGTTCGAGATCACGCCGAGCCCGGAGGAGATCAAGAAGTTCTCGAGCGCAACGGCCGCCGCGGGTCAGATCGCGTCGGACGTGATCAGGCAGTCGCTCGAGGTTCGGATCCAAGGCGACGAGTTCTCCAAAGAGAATCTCGCGAGCGCGCTCTACGGCGACACGTCGACGCTCTCTCAGACCGGCGACTCGGTCGTCGACGAGGCAGTCACGGCGATCATGGTCGATCGCTACTACGATCTCGACTACCGCGACGTCTCGAGCGTCATCGTCACCGGGAGCGGCGGGACGCCGACGTATGACGTCACGGACGATTACACGGTCGACGCGGACACCGGCCGGCTCTACATCGTCGACGGCGGCGCGATCACGGCGTCAACCGTCCTCGAGGTCTCCTACGATTACGGAACGATCGCCCTCGATACGATTCGCGGCATGAATCAGACGACGATCAAGGGTCTCATCCGTTTCGTTGGGGATCCGGCGCGCGGCGCGACGTTCGAGGTGATCATCTGGCGCGCGAGCATCCGGGCCGACGGCGCGATCGGGTTTATCTCCGATGAATATGCCTCTTGGCAGCTCGTCGGGGACGTCGAGGATGACTCGACGAATCACGCGGACGAGCCGCACTATCGGATCATCAAGGTCTCGGACTAATGGAGAGGCACAAGCTCGGAGGCCGGACGTTCGTCGCCGTCCGGGAGTCAACCGTCGAGCAAGACTACACGTTTCTCGGCCTCATCCGGGAGGCCGGGATCTCGGAGCTGACGCTACAACCGGACGAGGGCCCGGACGAGTTCGCCCGGAGGACTCTCGATCATCTCGTAGCCGACGGAGCGGTCCTCAAGCTCCTCGGTTGTCTCCTCATTCCGGAGGAGCTCATCGGAGGCCGGCGTTCGAGGTTCGCTCTCGGGCGTCGGCCGGATCCCGGTGAGGTTTGGACGCCGGAGATCGGAGAGGAGACGGCCGCGTTCCTCGGCCGGCTCAAAGAGCAACAGGACAAGCTCAAGATCCAAGGTCTGATCCTCACGCTCCTCGTCTCTTTTTTCGAGAGCGGGATCGTCTCTTTGTGGACTACGGAGATATCATCCGACGAGGCGATCCCGGAGACGACGAGGGAGGAGAGCCCGAGCTCCTCGATCTCCGAGAGGAGGACGAGGGACCGCTCGCGGGGGACCGATTCGGATCTTGGACGCCGATCGTTCTCGAGCTCGCCGGCGGGGAGCTAGATCGGGCGCTCGAGATCATCCGTTGGCCGCTCCGGGACGTCCTCGAGGGCTATCGAGTGAGAGCTCGATCGGCCGCTCAAGAGCATTATCGTCACCGGATCCTATGTTGGACCGTTCTCGCGCCGCATTTCTCCAAACGCAACCGGCCGCCGGCGCCGGCCGTCCCTGACATTCTGAGGAGTCGTCCTCGAGATGGCAAAGCCCGACGTCAGAGTTAGGCTATCCGCGGAGGGGGTCGAGGAGGTCGTCTCGTCCCTCAAGCGCGTCCAACGTGAGGCGACGAAATCGTCGACGAAACAGGCGCGCGGATTCGGAGGGCTCAACCGGGTCCTCGGCTCGACGACGAATCTCCTCGGGGGCCTCGGGCTCGCGCTCGGGGTCAATCAGTTCCGGAAGTTTATCGGCGGCGCGATCGAGGCCGCCGATCAGATCAACAAGCTCGGCGCCAAGGTCGGCGCGTCGACGGAGAATCTCTCCGCGCTCTCTCTGATCGCGCGGACGGCCGACTCGGATCTCAATCAGCTCGGGTCGGCGCTCGTCCGGATGAATAAGAACATCGGAGACGCCGCCGCCGGCGTCCCGACGGCGATCGAGCATCTCAAGGATCTCGGTCTCACCGTCGACCATTTCGCCGGCCTCGACTCCGTCGAGATCTTCGCGCTGATCTCCGAACAGCTCGCCGGGATCCCCAATCAGGCCAAGAAATCCCGCGTCGCGATCGGCCTATTCGGTCGCGCCGGCGCGATGCTACTCCCGACGATGGAAGCGCTCGCCGAGGAGGGCCTCGGGAACGTGATCAAGCGCGCCGAGGAGCTCGGCGTTCTCATCGATCACGATCTCGCCGCCGCCGCCGAACAGATCAAAGACGACGTCGAGATCCTCAAGATGCAAGGCGAGGCGCTCGGGACGAGGTTCGTCGCGGGATTCGCGCCGAACATGAGTCAAGCGCTCCAAGCGGTCTCCGGGGATCTCACGCAGACGACGGATGCTTGGACGGATTTCGGGAATGGCGTCGGGCAAGTCGTCAAGTGGGTCGTCGCGATCGTCTCAACGGCGTTCGACGCGGTCGGCTCGGCGCTCGGATTGGTCGCGTTTGCGATCAGGTCCTCGATCAAACAGATCGGTCTCGCGCTCCGCGGCCAATGGGTCGAGGCCGCGCGGCTCGCTCGCTCGGGATCTTCTGCTATTTCGGCGGAGTGGGACGATCTCGCGGATCGCGTCGCCGCGAGGTTCCAGCTCCTCGGCCCCGCTCCGGAGCTCCCGACGGGAGAGGATGGAGACGGAGCCGCCAATCTCGCCGGCATGTCGGACGAGGAGCTCGCAACGCTCGCCGCGAGGAGGGCGACGGCGCTCCAAGCCTCGCTCGATCGCGAGCTCGCGATGGTCAAAAAGATGGCCGGCCTCAAGGCCAAGGCCGAGCAACGCGAGTTCGACGAGGGGCTCCAATCCGCGGAGCAGTTCTACGCCGATCGCCACGCGCTCATCGAGGAATCCTACGCCGCCGAGCTCGAGGCTCTCCGGCAAAAGGAGGAGCTCCTCGCGGATATCTCGGATCCGGCTCGCCGGCTCCAAGAGGAGGAGAAGATCAAGCAAGACTCTCGGCGCGTCGAACTCGAGCATGAGAACGCGAAGGCCGAGCTCGCGTTTGGAGAGCGGGAGATGATCCGGGAGCTCTCGCTCGATCGGATCGCGCTCGAGCAACGGATCCTCGAGATGAGAGGAGAGGGGATCGCGGCCTCGAGGCTCGGATTCGAGGAGGAGCTCCGTCAGGCCGATCTCTTGCTCATAAAGCAAGGCGAATCCGCGGCCGTCCGGGAGGCAACGCTCGCGCGTCTCCGGGAGGCTCTCGAGGCCGGCGCCGATTTCGAGGAGGCTCAGAACACGGCCGAGCGGATCCTCGGCGAGCTCGCGGAGGAGAAAGCCGCGATCGACGCTCAGGTCCAAGCCGGGCTCCTCTCCCAAGTCGAGGCCGAGGCTCAGATCCTAGAGCTCGAGCTCGAGAGGATCGAGACGCTCCGGGTCCTCGCCGCGGCGCTCGAGGAGGCCGCTCTCGCGACGGGGGATCCCGAGAAGATAGAAGCGGCGCGCGAGTTCGCGGCCGCGATCACGGAGATCGAGACGTCCGTCGAGAACGCCGGGTTCTCGTTTGAGAAGTTCAAGACGACGGCGATCGATCAGGCAACGAGCTCTCTGACAACGTTCCTCGATACGGGGCTCGAGGGATCTAAGAACCTCAAGGACGCCTTTCGCGATATGGTGACGTCGATCGTCGCGTCGCTCAAGAGGATGGCCGCCGAGCTCCTCGCCGTCTACATCATGCAGAAGCTAACCGGGCTATTTGGCTTGGTCGACGGCGGGGGAGGAGGATCGGAGGCCGCCCCCCGCGCGCCGGCCCATTCGGATCTCGTTGTCGCGGGAGGAGGGCTCATCCGGGGAGCGGGGACGGGAACGTCCGACTCGATCCGCGCGAGGGTCTCAGATTATGAGTTTATCACGCGCGCCGCCGTCGTCCGTCAACCGGGCGTCTTGGCTCATCTCGCGGAGCTCAACCGGGCCGGAGCTCGAGCGCTCGAGCCTCATCTCCGGGGGATCTCGGGGCCGGCGAGGTTCGCGGACGGAGGGCTCGTCGAGGCCGGCGGCCGGGGATCCTCGGAGGTCCTCAACGGCCAGCTCGCGATCGGCCTCGAGGACGGGCTCGTCGTCCGGGAGCTCGAGTCGCCGGCGGCTCAGAGAATCACGATCCAGACTATCGAAAGGAATCGCCGTCAGGTTCGAGCGGCGTTGGGGCTCTAATCATGTTTGAGACCGGGACCGCGTCAGACTACGCCGATCTCCTCGATCGGCTCAATACGTTCCTCACGGCCAAGGGCTCCGCGTTCGGTCTCACCTATGAGGGGACCGGGGACGGGACGTTTACGGACTACTCCGGCGGCGCGTCCTCGGTCGCGGAGACGTTCACGATCACGGCGACGTCCTCGAGCTCGTTCGACGTCGTCGGCTCCCTTGCCGGCTCGATCGGGCCGGCGACGGTCGGGACGCCGTTCTCCCATGCAAAGATCGAGTTTACGATCACGGCCGGCGGGACGGCGTTCGTCTCCGGGGACGAGTTCGTTCTCTCGACGGCTCCCAAGTGGACGGCGAATCGGAAAGCGCTCGGATGCCGGCTCACGGCGACGCAAGGAAACACGGGGACGAAAGCGATCCAGAACATCGTCGACGGGAAGATCGGTCCGATCGAGACCGAATATTGGCGAATCGCGAGCCCGGTCACGGTCCCGCAGGATATCGAGATCGAGTTTTTCGAGGCCGAGACGATCGCCGAGTATGAGCTCGCGCAGTTTACGGAGTCGTTCTATAACTACGGGCCGAAAGCATGGACGCTCGATTATTGGACGGGCTCCGCTTGGTCGACGCTCGACTCGAGGAGCGGCGTCGACGATTGGACGCCGGCGGGATGGAAGATCTACACGGTCGGGAGCCCGGTCTCCGCGACGAAATATCGGCTCCACATCACAGAGCTCGGATCCGCGGCCTACTTACAGATCGGCGCGCTCCGGATGCTCCGCTCCGACGGCGTCGACGCCGCTTTCTCTCAGACGATTTGGGAGGCGCCGGGAAACGACGGAGACTCGGAGATCCTCGTCGGCGCTCACCTATTCGAGCGTCAAGATGCGGACTACTTCAACATGGAGCTCGGCGCGTTCGACGGCTACGACGCCGACGTCCGATGGACTCAGCAAGCCGGATTCCAAGGCGCGGTCTATGTTCCGCTTTGGGATACGTCGATCCCTTACTGGTTCATCTGCGATGGCCGGCGCGCGATCGTGATCGCCAAGCTCTCGAGTCAATACGAGGTCGCCTATCTCGGTCTCCTCGACCGCTTTTTCTCCCCGGATCAATGGCCGTATCCGATCGCGCTCGGCGGCTCGATGGCTTTTGGGCTCCCGCGGCTCGGATGGAGCGTTGACGATTGGAGATGGTCGAATAGCGAGGACTCTCATCGAGCGTTTACTCACTCCGATCCGCGCGGGAGCTCGAATCTCGACGTCGAGGATTTCCAGCTCATAGCTCGCGATCTCGACGGCTCATGGATGGGATTCGCCTCGAGGCAGAACGACGGCAACGTCTACTTTGCCGGCGTGGGCTACGGGACGGTCTGGCCGTATGCAACCGGCCTCACGGATCTCGATCCGAATCTCGACGGGAGTTATCAGACGTTCCCGATCATGCTCACGACGCAAGCTCCGAACACGATCGGGACGCTGATCGGCGTCCGGTGCATCACCGGCCAAGGGCTCACGGCCGAGACGCTCGTCACGGAGGGCGCGATCGATTGGATCGCGATCAACGACGTATTTCGGACGGACCGCGACGATTATCTCGCGATCGCGCTAGACTAGGAGCGGAGGATGGCCGCCGACTATCAGACCGGGATCAGCTCGAGCCCAACGAATCTCTTGCAAACGCTCGTCTCGTTCCTCTCGAGTCAAGGTTGGACGACGGATCTCTCCGCGTCCGACGGCTCCGGATGGAGAGCTCATCTCCACAAGTCGGGGCTCTACGTCAATCTCCGCTCGGCGATGAACGAGAATCTCTGGCCATATACAAACGGCGGCGACGGTTGGCATGACAAAGGATCCGGCGGCTACGGGATCGGGCTCTATCTCGGCGACGGCTACGACGGCGGCGACGATTGGCATGAGCAAAGCGGGGGCCCGATCTTGCCGGAGACGAGCTCGACGGCCGGCGTCGGCGCCAATCTCCCGTCGGGCTCCGTCGCGGCCTATCACATATTCGACGACGGCGCGGATCATATCATCGTCGTCGTCGAGCGCTCGCCGGGGATCTTCTGCTATTTCGGTTGGGGCCCGGATCTCGAGGAGGCCGGACAGCCGGAGGCGTTCCCGTATTTCTTCGGGAGCTCGCCGGCGGTGCTAAACACGATCACGGATCCGGGCGCCGATCGCGTCGGGATCAACCTAACCGCGCTCCCGCCGATGAGCCTCGGAGACAAAGAGGATGGGAGTCACGGCTCCTCGACGGAGCGGCTCCATTCGACCGCGCTCGTCCGCGTCGACGCGGCGACGTTCTCGGGCCGTTGGTGCTCCAACAACGAGTTGGCCGATGAGGAATACGGATACACCGGGCGATTTTTCCGGAACGTGCTCGCGATCGGCGAGGACTCCATCGATCAAGGGAAGTTCCCTTGCTACAACACGCTCCACACATACGAGCGCGTCCATCAAGCGGCGTTCGCCGGCGCGCTCTTGCTCCCGCTCCATAACTACGTCCTCACGGATCCGGGGGGACGCTACGCTCCGATCGGATGGCCGCCGTCGATGTTTTGGTGCGAGGCAGTCGGTCACGGCTACACGGCCGGCGAGGTCTATCAGGTCGGGGGCCTCGATTATATGCTATTCCCTCATTTCGCGGTCCGGAAAGGTGCATAGATGGCCGACGTCGGAGTCAGCTCTCCCTCTTGGCTCGTCCTCGACGACGGGGTCGGCGTCAATCTCCTCGAGGACGCCGAGCTCCCGGCGGTCACGTCGAACGCTTGGGCGATCGCGACGATCGGAGGAGCGCCGGCGGCGTTCTCGACGCTCGCCGATCCTACTCCGGACGCCTACTCCAAGACGGGGCTCCGCGGTCCCGTCCATGATCTCGCCGTGCTCGATCGGATCCACATTCTCCCGAGAGCTCAAGATCTCGGCGCCGTGATCTCGCTCCAAGAGATCGACGTCGAGGTCTGGAACAACTATCCGGTGCGCGCTCAAACGCTCGACGAGATCACGATCTCCGGGCCGACGGGCGTCACCGTCGAGGATCCTCTCGGGACGCCAACTCACTACGCCGCGACGCGCTCGGAGATCTACGTCGTCCAAGTCTCGGAGGATGGCGATCCCTCGATCGATAATGTCGTCGCGTGGGTGTTCGACGGCGTCGACGAACTCGGGACGGATCTCCGGCTCGTCGGTTTCCGTCTGATCCCGTTCCCGTTCCCGCCGAACATGAGCGCGCCGGTCTCGGAGACGTTCGGCTATCTGACGGACGTCCTCGTCTCGTTCTCCGGGATGGAGCAACGGGTCCAGCTCCGAGCCGTCCCGATCGGCGATCTCTCCTATCAGATCTATCTCTCCGATCGCCGCGACGCTCAGATGGCCGCCGCGATCCTATTCGGCAATCAGACGCGCGGATTCGGCGTCGGCCGTTGGCAGTTCCGGACGGGTCTCACGTCGACGATCGCGATCGACGATGAGCAGATCTACTGCGATCTCGAGGACGTCCCGTTTGTGGCCGGCGGCCTCGTCATGCTTTGGAGCTCGCCCTACGTTTGGGAGGTCCTCACGATCGAGTCGGTCGAGAGCGATCATCTCGTCACGACGGCGGGAGCTCAACGCTCATGGGCGATCGCGGGGACGGCCGTCGTCCCGGCCGTCGTCGGTCGGCTCTCTCAGGATGAGGCTCTCTCTTGGGAGGCGCTCGAGCGCGCGACTCAGGCGATCAAGTTCTCCGTCGAGGAGTGGACGCCGTGAGCTATCTAGGCTATGACGTTCTCGAGCTCAACTACAATCGGACCGGGCCGATCGAGGAACATTCTCAACGCAAGTTCTCGATCCTCGACGGCGGGACCGGCAAGAGGACGTCGGACGCTCATTCGCCGGCGCCGGCAAACGTCCGGCCGTTTACTTGGACGGCGATCGGGAGGGACGAGATCGCGGAGCTCCGCGCGTTCCTCGAGGCGCGCGTCGGGATGGCCGTCCCGTTCTGGCTCCCGTCGTTCCAATGGGATCTCACGCTCTCGGAGGACGTCGACGAGGATCAGACGATCCTCTTCGTCGATTGGGTGCGCTACTATCAACAGATGTTCGGGGAGACCGGGGCCCGGCGTCACGTCGCGCTATGGACGCTCGGCGACGGGTCCTCGATGGACTACTATCAGATCACGGACGCGGACGATCCCGGCGACGAGATCACGGAGAGCGTCACGGTCTCGCCCGGCGCCGTCCAAGACTACGACGCGGCGACGACGGTGATCTCATTCCTCAAGCTCTGCCGGCTCGGATCGGATCTCGTCCGGATCTCCTATCCGAGCGCGAGGACCGCGGAGGCCGTGATCGAGGTTATGGAGCTCCCGCTCGAGGCTCCGACGGGCTAGGATTGCCCGTCTGAGGGCCGTGGATAGCCGCTCTCGAGGGTTTGATCCCTCGGGGGTGCTGACAAGGGGGAGCCCGAGAACGTCGCTCAGAGCGGCTCTATGGAGCCCGGATCTGAGCGGAGGAGCTCATGAGCTACGACGAGCGCGAAAAAGCCCGATATTCGGGTCAACCGATCGAGGGATTCCGATTCGCTCAGGGCGAGGATCTCTGGCTCTACACGTCGGCCGATCGGGAGATCATTCTCCCGGCCGGGACGTTTACGCCGGAGACGATCACGCGCTCCGAGCTCGATTTCTCCAAAGAGGACGTCGCGGAGACGATGGAGTTTACTGTCCCGGCGGCGAATCCCGTCGCCGCGATGTTTATCGGCGATCTCCCCTCGAGCCCGGTCTGGATCCGGGCCTATCGAGCTCACCGGGGAGACGAGGACGACGCCGTCGCGTTCTTCACCGGCAAGATCACGCGGACGAGGTTCCGCGGATCGACGGCGGTCCTCATCGGGACGAGTATAACCGCGCTCCTCACGCGCTCCGTCCCGGTCCTCAAGATGCAAACGCCTTGCAATCATGTTCTATTCTCGTCCGGGTGCGGAGCGAATCCGACGGCCTCGAGGGACGCGGTCACGATCGGGACCGTCGACGGCGTCACGGTGACGTCGAGCGATTTCGCTCTCCGCGCGGACGGTTGGTTTGAGGGAGGGCGACTCGTCTCGCCGGACGACGAGACGCGGTTTATCGCGAAGCACGTCGACGATACGGTGACGCTCCTCTCCCCTTGTCCCGGCCTCGCGTCGCTCGATGAGTGTTGGGCCTATTGGGGATGCGATCATCTCGAGGCGACGTGCGCGAGCAAGTTCTCCAACCGCGACAATCATCTCGGATGGAGCCGGCTCCCAAACCGAAATCCGTTCGAGGGGAGGGTCGACTAACTCATGCCTTGGTGGTTGAACGTCCTCATCTACATCGGGCTCACCGTCGTCTATGAGCTCATCCGGCCAAAGCCCAAGTTTGACTCGCCGGATCCCGCGGGGATCGGCGATTTCCGCGTCCCGACGATCGGCGAGGGCCGCGTGATCCCGATCCTATGGGGGACCGTCAAGATCCCCGGTCCGATGGTCGTTTGGTATGGAGATCTGACGGCCGTCGCCGTGACGAAAGAGGTCCAGACGGGTTGGTGGAGCTCCGAGGATATCACGATCGGCTATCGCTACTATCTCGGGATGGATCTCGTCCTTTGCTCGGGCGAGATCGACGAGGTCCTCGAGATCCGTTTCGACGATAAGCCGACGTGCTCCGGGGGGACGACGATCACGCCGGAGCCGGCATACGATCGGACGAAGATCTCGCTTGATTGCATGGGGTTTTTCGGCGGGGACGAGGAGGAGGGAGGTCTCGCCGGGACGATCTACGTCTATCACGGGACGCGGCCTCAGCACAAAGACGCCTATATCGTCTCTCAGCAAGGCTCGGGGATCCCGACTCACGCCGGGATCTGTCACGCCGTTTTCTCTCATCCCTATCTCGGGATGAGCCCGTATCTCAAGACGGTCGCGTTCGTCGTCAAGAGATGCCCGAATCAGCTCGCGCTCACCGGCGGGGACGAGGACATAGACGGCGACGCGAATCCCGCGGCGATGATCTACGAGCTACTCACGTCCTCGCCGGCCGACAACGGCCTCGGGCTCCCGGAGGGCGAGATCGACGGCGACTCGTTCCGGACGGTCGGCGCGGCGCTCGCGGACGAGGGCCTCGGGCTCTCGATGATCGTCGAGCGCGCGACGACGGGAAAGGAACTTATCCTCGAGGTCTTGCGGCACATCGACGGGATTCTCTACGTCGAGCCGTCGACCGGGCTCCTCACGATCACGCTCGTCCGCGCGGACTACGTCGTCGACGATCTCCCGACGCTCGATGAGGACTCTTGCGAGGTCGAGACGTTCTCGAGGTCCTCTTGGGGCGAGGTCAAGAATCAGATCCGCGTCGCCTACATCGATCGCGGCGAGGGGTTTATCGAGCGCGTCGTCCAAGCTCAAGATCTCGCGTCGATCGAGGCCGCCGGCGGCGAGGTCTCCTCTCAGGATATCCAATATCGAGGCTATTCCAACTCGGCCAACGCTCAAGCCGCGTGTGCTCGAGCTCTCATGGGGCTCTCGTATCCGCTCGCCGCTCTGACGATCGTCGCCGATCGGAGCGCGTGGGCGTTCCGTCCGGGGACGGTGTTCCGGGTCGATTGGCCGAAACTCGGGATCTCCGGGCTCGTCGTTCGCGCGGTCCGGGTCTCGACGGGAGAGCTCAAGAGCGGCAAGGTCCGGATTGAGGCGTTCGAGGACATATTCGCGATCGATTGGACGGCCTACACAGCTCCGGGCGATTCCGGATGGACGAATCCGTCCGGGGACGTCCCCGAGCTCGAGGCTCAGGGCGCGCTCATCTCCCCATATGAGCTCGTCAAGTTCTGGTCGACGCCGGGGGACGACGTCCAACGCGCGGTCACGCTCGCCGGCCGCAGATCTCCGGGCGTCACGAAAGGCTATCGGCCTCTCATCTCCGGGACCGGGGAGCGCGTCCAGCTCATGACGCCGACGGGACTCCTCGCCGACGCGATCGACGAGCTCGACTCGACGATCGTGATCACGCTCGGGCCGGATATGGATCTCCTCGCGAGTCTCAACGCCTACGATTTCGGCGTCGGGCTCAACGTGCTATGGATCGACGACGGGACGGGGCCGGAGCAAACCGGCCTCGAGGAGTGTATCGCGTTCCAGAACGTCTCGATCGACGAGGAGGA